CCGACATACTTCTTGGGAGCTCAACTGAGTCCGACTAAGTTCCAACCCGGTATTGACTCGAAGTCATACCCTGAAACGGACTATGTCGAACAGTTCAAGTTTGCACTTGTTTCTGACCCTGCTCGGAACCTAATCTACAACTACGCACAAGAGTTATCACGAGCATGTATTCCTATGGAACACTTTCTCAACTCTTATGACTATGTTGTAAACGCTGCTGGAGTCCCCAGTCACCCTGTTGTAAAACAGTGTATCGGGAAGATCTCCTTCATTCAGGAACCAGGTTACAAGCTTCGTGCTGTAGCTAATCCTAGCCGCATTATACAATGTATGATGGATCCATTAAAGGGCTTTCTAAAAGAGCTCTTGTTGGAAACAACCACAGATTGTACTTTTGATCAAGAAAAAGGTATCAACCGTATCCAAGGATGGTTAAGGGAAGGTAAGTTGTGTCACTCTATTGATTTAAGTGATGCAACCAATACTTTTCCGCGGAACTACCAAATTTCTTTGGCTTCGTCGATGATTAGTCAGGTTTCTGATGAAAGTCACCAGGCAACCCTTCTAAGTGCTCTTGAAGTATTTACAGCGTGCTGTAAAGCACCCTGGTTTTCCAAAGAAGGTAAAGTTGTGTCGAAGCACCATTTCACTAGGGGGCAACCCTTAGGACTTGGTCCGTCATTTTTCTTGTTCGGTTATACACATAATGTTCTGCTCGAAGGCCTGTGCATTAAGCACTCGATCCTCGACAAGCCATTTGTCGTCTTAGGAGACGACGTGTGTATTTCGAATCAGAGGCTAGCAACTCTTTACAGAGCAACTCTTGCCAACTTAGGTTGCAAGATATCTGAAGCGAAATCTATCGTATCAGATAAGTTTGCTGAGTTCGCCGGTGTCGTGATCTCTCCTCGTAAGAAGATCCATCAGTACAAATGGCGTGATCTTAATGACTCTAACTTCATCGACTTCTGTCGACAGTTAGGTCCTAGATCAATAGAACTCCTATCCCGGAGGCAGAGAGCTGTTATCGAAGCTATTGCTGAGATACCATCTGAGATTGGTGGAATGGGTTGGAACCCAAAAGGGAAATCTATTTCTGATAGGCTTTCCTCACCAATTGCTCAAATGTTTTTGGAACAAGACAATGAGTCTTATCTCCTCTTCGAGAGTGTACGGTCGCGAGACCAAAAATTCTGGAAGTCGCAGAAGTTTAGGAGCATCACACCTTTTCAAGAAATTCTTGATCCAGGAGTGAACCCAAATCCACGGTTCCATAAGGACGGCCAGTCCTTAGGTTCGTCAGTAGACATTCACAATTCCTATTGGAAACGTTTATCAGCTGAAGCTAATCACATTGGTGATTTGCCTTTTCCCGAT